ATGGTACATCTACAGAAGAAAGCCGACTTGATAAAAGGCGCGCTAGGAGAAATATAATTCCAAAAGTGTAAATTAGTGTATTACCTAGAACAAAAACCCTTTAGATATTACATTTCTTCGTTTTGTTTTGTTTTGTATCTTTCTTCGTTTTGTTTTGTTTTGTATTTTATCAATTGGTTTGTCGTTGTCTTTGATTGCTTGTTTCTCGATCATTTTTTCAACTCCTGGTGTTTTTTCAAAAACCGAGTTCATTAAAATGTCTTTTTCTTTTATTATGACTTGTTTTTCTCTCTTCATAATTGGGTTGTATTTCAAGAACCACTCATCATATTCGCGAGTGCCCTTCTTTTTATGTAATTCTCGAATTTTCTCGGCTTTTTTCGCGCGTATTTCTTCAATCGTCTGTTGTTTGCCATAGCACTCAATTGCGAACCGTTTTAATAATCCTTTTTGACTAAGACGGTTTTTCTGCTGAACTTTGAATAAAAACGTCGCCATACAAAGGATGCGATCTTTATTATAATATTCCTTTTTCGCATACATAAATGCCAAATAAAAGGTAAGCATTGTATCTATCGTCGCAATATTTACATCAACCCCCTTACCTAACGTTATTTTGTTATAACTGTGACAAGCAATTGGTTCATAAATAAAAGATACTGCAATCGAATTAACACGAATCTCTACATGTCTAGGAATAATTTCACCGATTTCAGCATGTTGAATTAAAACAACATTTTTAAATCCGTGTTCATCCAAACGCTCTTTTATAATAAGGGCAGAACGGTCGATATCTTCTAAAATCACATCAAAATCCGGTACCTTTTGCAAGATATGTCTTTCCTTTTCAGGCATATATTTAGAATATAATGTACAAGCATATCCACCAAAGAAAATAGCACCCATTGATGTGAGGCTGTCTCGTATTATGATATGTAAGTCCTCTTCTGAAACTTTGTTCCTTTTTACATTACCTTTCTCCATAACGCGTTGGAAATTAACATTGCTGCAGTTAGTATTAGCATCTAGTGGATAATATTTATTTAATAAAACAAACCGCTTATATATTTTCTCCCAGCGACTAACGTCTCCAGCAGGGCGAGACAATTCTAAAAACATATTCATCCTTAGAAAGTTCGGTGCAGCATATTTTATACCGGCAATTTTAATACTATCTTTCATTAATTCATCAAAAATCACCTCATCCAAATGGGTGATATCTGCGATAGGAATAAAATTTACAAATACTTTGAATGTGCCATAATGCATACCAGCTTTTGCCTCTACTTCATCATATCCATGGTCGGCATATATATCAGCTAGTTCTTTTGCTATATCAAGCGCATTTTTAGAATAGAAGTCATAGTCTGGAATTTCGACTTCGCGATTATAAAACTGTTCCGATTTTGGAAGAATATTATTTATTGCGGTTCCGCCATAACAAATTAGCGGCCTGCTTTGAAGAAATTCTTCTAAAATCGATACAATTTTTTTCACATCTTCATTTGTCGCAACTTTTCTCCCTTGAACTTTTTCACTTTCATCAACTGCTTCTCTTAAAATCGCAAGCTCGCATTCTTGAAAAGACATTCTATCGAGGCAATTTTTGTTATCATACACACTCGACATTATTCTATATTCTATATTTTACATGGATATTTTATTGGTCTTCTTCTGTTTTTATAGAGGCTGAGTTCTTGCGATTCATAATTGCGATGAATGATGACATAGGCATAAATGATGATTTGTTTTTATTAAATAATTCCTCATACATATTTAGATTTTCATCTTTTTCATAAAATTTATAGAGAAGAAATTGAGGATAATAATTTCCAATCGTTTCTTCAGGATTTGGTGAGCTGACCTCGTCAAATTGGGATGGCGTTATCATCATAAATGTTGTTATATCAGAAGAATTATTGGCTGCGTTTGGCATAACTTTACTTTTACTCATTTTGTCGAAATCTGTGTATAAAAAGTTTGATAATCCAGTAGTTCCGCTCTCTAAATCAATATATTTGTCTAGAGATACACATCCTGGCGCACCTAATGCGCAATCCGTGTAATTTTTATAATCAGGCGAGCTAGATTTGTCCATAATAATAATGACTTTTCCCATCAAATTACGGATAGGAGTACCACTATTTATAGTTTCTGTAATCAGACGACTATTAAATGCATAATCAATTGCTTTTGATATGCGCTGATACGCCTCTCTCAAATTGTTTTTTACACGCAGATGAATAAAAATGGGGTCATTTGGTGATGGCGAATCGGATGAGAACGCACTTCCGCCAATCATATTAAATGCACTTGATAGTTTGAGACGATATGGCTCTCTATTATTTGTTCCCAAACTTGAGAACTCATTATCATTCGCAAATGATACATATTCAGAATCTTCTCTTGTATAAACCTCGAAATCTAAAAGGCGACAACCGCGGTTTAATACATGTCTAATCGCATGAGTGCTTGCGAATTTTCCACTAATACCACTATTATATGATGACTTAACTACAAATTCACGAATTGGTAAATCAAGTTGAGTTTCTGGAATAGCTTGGATATTAACACCGGTAGAGGATAATTGTTTGACTTCATCTTCTGGATTAGAGGCTGTATTAATAGCAATTGGTCCTAAAGAGAACCCTTCTTTTACTAATTTATCTATCTCATCTTGAGATTTTTTACGATTTACCCTTCTCTGATTGAATAATCCATATAAAATATATAATGTTGAAACAACAATTAATAAAATCATAAATTTCTTTACAATGTGCATTTATACAATAAGAACATAATATTTATTACTTCAAAATAGTTAAAATTAAATAGAGATATACAATATATAATATGGCTGGTGGATTATTAAATATCATATCAGAAGGGAATAATAATTTAATATTAACCGGAAATCCGACAAAAACATTTTTTAGAGTGACATACTCTAAATATACAAATTTTGGCATGCAAAAATTTAGAATTGACTACGATGGACAACGTGATTTGCGGTTATCTGAACAATCTGTATTCTCTTTCAAAATGCCTAGATATGCGGAACTTTTAATGGATTCATATATAGTTGTAACGCTTCCGCATATTTGGAGCCCTATTTATAATCCTGTATCTGAAACAGGCAATTCATGGGCGCCTTATGATTTTAGATGGATACAAAATTTGGGAACAAGTATGATAAAAGAAATTGAAATTAAATGTGGGAATTTTACTTTACAAAAATATTCAGGTGAATATTTAGCAGCTGTTGTGGAGCGGGACTTCGATGCTGTTAAAAAAGAAGCATTCAATACAATGTCTGGAAATATAGAAGAATTGAATAATCCGGCAAATGCTTTTAAGCGTGCAAATTGTTATCCATCCGCATTTTATTCGGGATCAACTGTTGGAGAAGAGCCATCCATCCGAGGCAAGACAATTTATATTCCGATTAATACATGGTTTACGCTGGATAGTCGATGCGCGTTTCCATTAGTCGCACTTCAATACAATGAACTTCATATACATGTTACTATGCGCCCGATTGAAGAACTATTCCAAGTACGTGATGTGTTTTCACCGGAATATAAATACCCTTATGTTAGGCATGATTTTACAAAATCGCAATTTCAATTATATAGATATTTACAAACACCTCCATCTGACGATATTAGACCAGACAAATATGAGAAAAAATTGTCTGGCTGGAATGCTGACATTCACATTTTAGCAAACTATTGTTTTTTATCAAAAGAAGAAACTCGAACTTTTACAGGAGAAGATCAAATATATTTGATTAAAGATGTGGTTGAATATAAATATGAAAATGTGACAGGTTCAAAAAAACTAAAAATCCAAACTACGGGAATGGTTGCTAATTGGATGTGGTATTTACAAAGAAATGATGTGTTTATGCGAAACGAATGGAGCAATTTCTCGAATTGGCCTTATCGTAATATTCCTCAAAATATTAATGTGGCAAGTGATTCCCCCTCACCTGGCAGCCAACTTGGTTTAACAAAAGGGCCATTATTGAATCCAGCCGGAGCAAACACCGGTATTTTCACTTCGGGTATTTTTAATGTAGAGAACCAGAAAGAAATCTTGGAAACTATGGGTATTCTTTTTAATGGAGAATATCGCGAAAACGTTTTGCCAAGAGAAGTATTTGAGTATGTTGAAAAATACACTCGCACAGCAGGATTTGCAAACAATGGACTATATTGCTATAATTTCTGTTTAAATACAAATCCACGTGAATATCAACCTTCAGGCGCAGTTAATATGTCAAAGTTCAAGACAATCGAGTTTGAATTAAGCACCTATGTTCCACAATTTGATTCAGAGAATTCATCCTTTCAAATTACATGCAACGATGGCGTTGTTATTGGAACCAATAGTGCAACTTGGCGGCTATATGAGTATAATTTCAACATGACATTATTCGAGGAAAGATACAATGTATTGTCTTTTATCGGCGGATATTGCGGATTATTGTATGCGAAATAATAAATACAAACATAATTGTATATGCCGGATTTTGTAGAGGCCGGTAAGTCGCACTATTTAGATATTTGGCAGCATCTTATTTTCTATAAATATACACTGGTATAATATGATTTTTATGATGTACGGTCCCCAATTAGACTGTGGTCGGAAACTTCTCCCTTCGACCGAATCAC